TTTTAAGCTCGTGTATCATTTCCGTAATTTTAAAAGCGTACAACATTGTGTGAAGTTAATACGCTATAATGGTCAGTACTTTAATTTAAACGTTTGTGCAAAGCGTACTAACCTTATACTTTGCCGTTGTAAGTAATAAAATTAAAAAAGCCCACCACACTCGATCAAGCGTTGCTCAATGATATTGCAGTACTCTTTCGATATTTCGCTGCCGATATAGTTCCTGTTGCTGACCTTCGCTGCTTTTGCAGTTGTTCCGCTTCCCATAAAAGGGTCATATATCATATCCCCTTCGTTACTCCAACTAATTACGTGATCGTAGGCGAGTTTTTCGGGAAAAATAGCGGGATGACCACTTGCAATCTTGTCATTTGCTCCACCAGCAGCAAAGTATTTCCACACATTTCTTTTCAATCGAGATGTATCACTTGATGAATACCCTGAATCAATAGTGTTATCTCTATTTCTTCCAAAGTCCTTCACCTTTCTATTGTCAGAATACTCTTTAGGCTCTCTGATGCCGTTAAATGTATTTAGGACTCCTTTGGAAAAGCAAAACATGAACTCAAAGTTCTGCTCATATCTATTGTGAGATAGTGGCGGGGTAGATTTTTGGTAGATCATTGTATCGTGAAGATTAAAACCACACTCCATGAAGTATAAAGCCTGTCTAAAGGAAGATCCTGTTTCACTTCCTTTTATTGTAGCATCTCCAACAACCCAAACGACTACGCCTCCGTCCTTTGTCACTCTGAATAGTTCTTTTGCAATACTCTCGAAGTCGAACGAATACCCGTTGTAAGTTCTTAGATTATCGTATGGCGGTGATGTTACCGTCAAGTCGATGAATCCGTTAGGCATCCTTACCATTGTTTCAAGGCAATTTTCATTGTAAGTCTTGTTTATTTCCATCGCTATTTTTTTAATTTAACTACTTACAACACGGTATAAAAGCCATTGAAAAAACGGCTCTTATACCCATCCGTTATGTAAAATCACTCCATGTCAAATGCTCAACCTCTTTTGAACGTTTAATGATCAAGCGAGTAAGTGTTTTAGAAATTAGCTCAGTAGCAATGTCCTCATCGTATTGATTGATGAGATTATCTTCCAGTTATTTTCCTTTCTCATCAATCTGAGACAGAATAAACCTTAGTGTTTTTGCAAATTGTTTTTCATCAATAGAATTGAAATCAATTTGTATATCATCACCTCTGTAATTACCTAAAAGAGTTAATCCAACTTTACCTTCTAAGTTTGGATGATCTAAATCTATATATAGCGTCTGTTCACCAGAAGAGTTCTTAGCTGTAAATTTAACTTTATGTGTCATTTCAAGATTAATTAAGATTAAAAATAACAAGCAACTCAACCTGACGGGCTACCTGTCTACCCTTCGCAGGTATTTGCGTTGACCTCTCCGAGCTACCCGTCCGCAACGACGTACCCAAGCTCCCGCAGGTTAGTTGCAAGTCCGTTCCTTTCCTTCCTCAGTTTCAATATACGCCATGTGCAGATCGTCAATGTAATCATCAACGTCAATCATCCCTGGCTATTAAGGAACGCCGCCATGTCAAAACTTACGATTGTTAAGCCTTGTTTAAGTCCGCAAGACTCTTTGCAACCATCCATGTAAGAAAACGGGTGAAGTGCGGTTCGTAATACGTCAGGTAAGTTCATTTGAAGTCCTCTTTTGAATAAATTGGGTTAAGCTTATCGACATACTTTTTCCTCGCCTCAACGCAGGCAAGAGCATCCTCTTTTACCTCAAATACCGCTATCCGCTGACCGGCAGCGTCAACGACAATTTCATCTTCATGTGTCGTGTATGGTGGCACGTAGTACCAATTATTATCTGTTTCGAGGCGTGAGACCCTGTTAATACACCTTGTTTCTGATTTAATTTTAAACTTTACATTACCACTTTCCTTAATCATGTGTGGTTCTTTTTTAGGTCCTTGTCCTTCTTTTCTACTCGCCATAATTAATTCCCTATTAGTATTAGTGTTATGATTATTCCCAAAATGAAGTTCAAAGATATTTTGGCCAACATCATCTTTCTGTCCACGTTATCGCCCAACAACTCCTTGAGATGATAGCGCATGACGATCAGTACCCTACGAATGTCTCTCATGGATAATCCTCCCGATAGACGTTTCGACCGACTTCATTTGCTCTAATGTTCCGGTTCCATCAAATACTTTACGCACGTAATAGGCGCTCAATTCCGCATCATCGGCAATGTCCTGTTTCTGGATTTTAAACTTAGCCCTGAACGCCTCAAGTGTACCTGCCCAATTCTTTTTATCCGGTAGTTGTGTATCAATCATTTGATTTAGTTTTGGTTAGTGTTTCTGTACTTATAATATGGAATATATTTTATATATGAAAGTATAATATCAAATCTTTTTTATTTTAAGAGTTGACATTGAGCGTGGATAACTTAATATTAAGGTGAGATATAAATGAGGCGCGACAGTATTCAGCTATCGCGCCCTCCTAACTAATCAATACACTTATGAAACTAACAAAAATAAAATTCAATTACTTTAAAGGACTTATTGATATGACAGTTGAAGCGCCAAACGGTTGCTCGATTGACATATTTGGCGATAACGGCGTGGGCAAAACAACGGTTGCGGACGGAATCACTTACATTCTGTTCGACAAAGACTATATGGGCCGTAGCCCAAACAGTTTCAGCCTTAAAACCCGTGAGGACGGTGAGGTAATTCACAATTTGAACCACGAGGTCGAAGCGACATTTATTGAGCCAAAACTCACGCTCAAGAAAATCTACAAAGAGAAATGGACACGCCCACGAGGTCAGGCAACTGAGGAGTTAAGCGGTCACACCACAAATTACTATGTGGACGGTGAAAAGGTTAAGAAAAAAGACTACGAAAACGCCATATCCGATATTATGAGCGATGAACAGTTCAAAATGCTAACCGTACCGTCTTATATAGCAGAGACAATGCACTGGTCGGACAGGCGCAGACTACTGTCTAAAATGGCGGGAGAGGTGAATGACGATCAAATTATCGAGTCTCACCCCGAATTATCGGACTACCCCTCTATTCTTGACGGTAAAAGCTCGGATTCGCGAAAAAGTATTTTATCAAACCGCCGAACGGAGCTACTCAATCAGATTGACGATATTCCGAACCGGATTGACGAAAACAGCCGGTCGCTTGAACAGGTTGACATATCCGGCGTTGAGGAAAAGATTTCCGAGTTACAGGAAAAGAAATCCGAGCTTACTGAAAAGCTGTCATTGGCGCGCAGCGGTGGGGGCGTGTCTGACCTACAGGTAAAGATTGAGGATATTGAAACAAAGCGCCAGGAGTTGGTCGAACAGCACAATGAAACGTTGGACAAGGCGATCGCCGGTAAACGACAGGCGGTTCGTGATGCAAGGGCGGAGGTTGATGAGATTGAAGATGAACGCCGTAATGTTCAGAAAGACGTTCGCATTGCTACCGATAAGAAAGATGCGCTCGAAGATGCGATTGAAAAGATCAAGAAAAACATTTCAGATGAACAAGCAACAGAGCCAGACCCAAAGCCGACTCAAAGTGAGGACGGTGAATGCCCGTATTGCGGACAGAGCATGGAATCTGACACGAATGATCACGCCGAGGAGTTTGAAAAGTATGAAAAGTATTTATCCGATTGGAAGCATGATAAAGCTGAAAAGCTGAAATCACTTAACGATCAAGTTGCCAAGTATGAGATGCACATCGAAAATGTTGAGGGAACCATATCCGACCTTGACGATGCGATTGAAGAGATGGGGGAACGACTTGAAAGCGCTCTTGACAGCGCTGTTGATGCTCGGTCGGAACTCAACAAGGCAATTAAAGATATTGTTAACCCTTCTGACACCGATGAGTACAAAGAGCTTCAATCCCGTAAAGAAGCACTGAACAAAAAGGTTGAGTCTATCCGGTCTGATAAAAAAGGCACGATTGACGAGATTCAGGAAAAGATTTCCTCTGTATCGGAAGAAATATCCTCTCTCGAAGAGAATCGGTTCAAGGTCAAACAAAATGAACAGACCAAGAAGCGAATCAAGGAGTTGAAGGATGAGCTTTCAACAGCGCAATCCTCTCTTGAGAAGTGCGAGCATGGGCTTTACATTATTCAGCAGTTCGAGCTTCAAAAGGCAAAAATCATTACCTCTCGCGTCAACGATATGTTTGACATAGTGAGTTGGAAAATGTTCGAGCCACAGATAAACGGCGGTATCAACGACCAGGTGTGTGAGCCTGTTGTAGGTGGTATTCCCTATTCAGACGGACTCAACAACGCTATGCGGGTGCAGGCCGGGCTTGACATAATTAGAACCGTTGGCAAGTATTTAGGCGTTACAGCGCCCGTAATTATTGACAACGCCGAGAGCGTGGTGTCGCTCGACACATACGACCTACAGGTCATTGCCCTGTACGTTGTAAAAGGACAACAAGAACTAAGAATTGAGGAAAAATAATGACGAAAGAACCACCACGAGGCCCGTTGACGAATAACACCCTGCAAGAACTTTTCGAGGTTCGCAGGCGAATGAATAGCAGCGATTACAGCGGGGACGGCTATTCGCGAGCCGAGGAAGATGTCCAAAGCGACATTGAGTATTTAATTCGACAATCAAAAAACAACTAAACCGAACAATACCATGAGTAAAAAAGAAGAAAAAGCAGTAGCGAAACGAAAGGAAACGAGCATGTCCGAGCGCTTTATATCGAAAGTGACAAGCGAAATGGCAAGCGCAATCGGGCAAGGCGTTAAGTTCAGCGAGTCCCAAAAGAGATTGGCGACAAACTTGTTCGTAAAAGTGGATAATGACTTGCAGAACGCCGAGGCTGACCGCAAGAAACGAAATAAAGGCAGCGTCCCGATTACTTGGAACAATGTCAATATGCAAAAGCTGGCATTGGACGCAGCGCACCGTATTCAGCTTGGCCTTGACGCTCTTGTGCCGAATCACTTGCACACCATTCCGTACCTAAACGGCAAAACGAATAAGTACGACCTTGATCTTCGCATAGGTTACAAAGGAAAGCACCTGTACCGGATCAAGTTTTCGTCTGACGATGTGGTTGATATTCGGTACGAACTTGTTCATGCCAACGACCATTTCAAGTTGCTCAAGAAGAATTTTGAGCGCGACATTGAGGACGTTGAATTTGAAATAGAGGATGCGTTTGATCGTGGGCCGGTGATTGGCGGGTATGGTCATATTATCTACAAGGACGCAACCAAAAACAAGGTTGTAGTCGTACCGAAGTCCGATTTTGAAAAGATTAAGAAGTCTTTCACATCGGGTCCTGTATGGAAATCCGAATGGGAAGAGCGTATGCAGTTGAAAACGGTGGTTCACCGCACCACTGAGCGACTTGATATTGATACGACCAAAACGAACATGAGCTATCACTACGTTGAATCTCAGGACGACCCGTTTCGTGATGAGCTTGACCCGTCCAAAGCGATTGATCCGGGAGAGATGCAATCACTTGGGTTTGAAGATGAGGAAGAGGAGAATGATCCGGAATCAAATTCGGTGGACGAGTTACCAGACAATGAACCGCCGAAAGGATCTGACCCCGCTAAACTTGACAATCAAATAGAAGAAGAGGGGCTTCCGTTCAAATGAAAATATCCCAAATAGGTTCATCATCGAAAGGAAATGCCATCCTGATTGACGATGGAAAAACAAAGGCGCTGCTTGATGCGGGGCTTGCGTTTAAAGATCTTCAAACCAAGTTGCCATGTCGTCTGTCCGATATTGAGTGCGCCTTAATCACGCATTCACACGGCGATCATGTGAAGGCGGTTCCTGAACTGTTACGGCGTGGCGTTCACTGCTATGCAAGCGAGGGAACTTGGGGGTCTGTCATTGGAGAGATCCAGAAGTGGCCTGCCATTTCCTGCTATCATAAACTGTCGTTTCAGGAGGGATCTTTCGAGATTCTTCCCTTTAACGTCAAGCACGATGTTCAGCAGCCGTTCGGGTATCTAATTCGGTCCCATCACACGGGCGAACGACTAATTTACGCGGTCGATACGGGGCAAATGTGGTTTACGTTCAAGGGTATAAACTACTTTTTGATCGAGGCGAATCACTGCAAACACATTCTTGACGGGCAAGACATGGACGAGAAGTTAAAGTTCAGAATAGCAAATAATCACTTGTCGATTCAGAAGCTAACCGCCTATTTAATGGCAAGTGACATGACACATGCGAAAGAGATACATCTTTTGCATCTTAGTAACTCAAACAGTAACGAAAAACAATTTGTACGTGACCTGCAAGCCCAATTCGGCGTACCGGTTTACGTGCATGGAGAATAGAATGAACTCAAAAATGATTACAAAGGTACAGTACAAAAAAGATAAACTTGACATTCAGTGGCACGAAATACGAGACGGTCATGTGGATAAAAAATCCATTGAAAGCCGTGTGGAACCGCACGAGGACTTGTTTAACGCTCTTCGTGCGTTGGATAGACCACTTTGTATTGAGGCCGAGCTTGAGCAAGACGAAAACGAGTACAAGCGCCATGACATTCAGGTATTGAACGTTGAGTATGATGAAAATGAGAAAGACGGGTCAATCGTTATGAGCGCTTCAATTACAAGCGAGCGTCACATGGAGCTTACGATGGAAAGGATGAAAATTGTGAGTCCGATGAAGCCAGAGGTCGGTGAGTTTGGACTTGACAGCCTGACGGTGAAAACTGTTGAAGAGGTGATCAAAGAAGCCGAGGCGTATCTCGGTGGAAAGCGACATGACCTGTTCTCGATGACCGATAAGCAGAAAGAGCTTGTCAATGATTGAGGTGATTATTCCCGGCGATCCTGTGTCTCAAAAAAGGCACAGGGATTCTAAACACGGGGGTAAGTACGACCCGTCAAAAAAGGACAAGAAACGCATTCGGAACTTCTTCTTGCCGCACAAGCCGACTGAGCCTTTAGAATGCCTTCTAAAAGTAGACATCTATGCGTTTTTCAGAACTCCGACATCATGGAGTGGCGTTAAAAAGAAGAGATCCGAGGGGAAGTACAGACCAAAGACACCGGACGTTGACAACATTGAGAAAATAATCTACGATGCGCTGAATAAGTACATCTACGTTGACGACTCTCAAATTGTACGAAGCGTGACCGAAAAATACTACTCAGTGCAGCCGTGTACTGTAATTAAAATTGAATCAATACAACAGGATAAAATATGAGAACATCAAATATTATATGGACGTTTTTAGTGGCTATCACCATTGCTTTTGTCATGGTTATTAATCTCGTCTTTGAATTGGAAAGCGAACCTAAACCGATAGAGTACGCCGAGAAGAATTGCGTACATACCCGTTATTCCTATCGAGGATTGCCGGAGGTCTTGCTACTGTGCGAGGACGGTACATATTATGACACGTCCGGTTTTAACCCAGATAGAGGCGAAATGCTACGTAAAATGAAGGGGGGGTTATGATACACGAAAACGGTATTACGCTGACGGAAAAAGAACGAGGAATGCTGAAATCGGCTGAATTTTCGCAAGACAGACGGATAGCCATGATATTTATGGCACGACCCGCCGAAGGATTCACCTTCCACGACATATTGGCGGCTACAGGATTTAACCAGGACAGCGTTAAACGGTCAATTAGTAATATGGCTGGGGCAGGCGATATTAGTAAGTATAAAGACAAATTTGATCGCTTTCCGCTTGTCAAAACGGATATGAAAAAGGAAAACCCTGATACGGGCATTCGTATTACGTGTTACAAGTGGAATCCAAGGTTTAAAAAGCCTCAGAGCCATTCAGAAATAGTTGATCAGCACAAAAAAAGGAAACAGTTAGACTTCCTTAACGGAGGCTCGCAATGACCATACTCAAAGACATTAAAGCGATAGGCCTTGCTAATCAAGCGGTTTTCAAGAACATTGAGAGTCAGACAGGGATTAGCCGTTGGCGATTGAAGTCTAAAAGCAGGAAGGAGGACGTGGTTTACGCAAGGTACCTGTTTGTTCAGGAAGTTAAATCCTACATGAAAATAAACCATATTGCCGAATTGCTTAACATTCACCGCACAAGCGTTTATCACTATCTCTATGACCACCAACCGAAAAAAAAACTTGTTAACCAATTCTCTTATAAGGGGCTTAAAAAATGAGCAAACTTAGAAGCGTAAATACACACTTTTGGAGCGACACATATATCGTTGATTTAGACCCGATTGAGAAGCTACTTTTTCTGTTTTTATTGACCAATGAACAGACGAATATGCTTGGCATATATGAGCTTCATATCAGGCGAATTGCCTTTGATACTGGCGTTGATAAAGACATGGTTTTGAAGATTTTTGAAAGGTTTGAGAAAGCCGGAAAAGCAAAATACTCCGATGGGTATGTAATTTTGCAGAAATTTTTGAAACATCAGAGCTTTAACGCAAATATGGAGACTTCCGCTATAAAAAGCTGGAACGACCTGCCTTTAAACATACGTAAGGACAGTTTTTGCGAACCCATACTAAAGGGTTTGAAAGGCTTTACCAAGGCTTCGGAACCCATTGCCGAAATAGAAGTAGAAGTAGAAAGGGAAATAGAAAGGGAAGTAGAAGTAGAATATGAATTAGAAACTGAACATGAAGTCACTAATGTCACTGCTCTCGCAGATGACGTTCCCAATGCGTCTGATTCTGAAACATGGGAATCTGCTATCCGAATATCGGACTACCTACTTGAAGCAATTTGTGAGAATGACCCGACACATAAATTCGTGACGAACAAACCCGCTAAAAAAAGGTGGGTAAAAGAGATTGATTTAGGGCTGAGAAGAGACGGCCGGACAGAGGAACAATTTATGTTTCTTATAGACGCTGTTTTCAGAAATTGCCGTGACTTCTCAGACCTTTGGGACAAGTGGCATATAAACATTCAATCTGGTAAAAAGCTACGTGACAAATTTGACGCAATTAAAAACCAAATCAAATCATCAAAAAATGGAAGTTCAAAAAAACAAACAAAAGGCGATCTTGACGTACAATTCCTCAGAGACGTGTGAGGTTCCTGCTGAGTATTCGCGTCAAAAGGCGATGGTATATTCCAAGAATAACTCTGGATTTAACAACGCGGCCCCAGGAGAACCGGCTCGGCGTAAACTTGCGATGATGTATGTGAAAATGGGGGCAAAGGCTGAGGTTCCTGGAAGTACAAATGAAAAGATTGCGTTCCTGAATGATTTTTGGCGTACGATTTACTTCACCAACAACCTTTGTCCTGTCGATATTCCGTTCAGTATCCTCATGGACGAGTTCGTTCTTGCGCTTGCTCATGGTGTTATTGATCGCAAAGGAAACAATCAAGTGGCTATCTGCAATGCGTTCAACGAATGGGTTATTCGTCCTGATGTACGTAATCGGCTGTATCAGAAGCGTGACGAGATATATCCCGAAAAGAAACCAAAGCAGATAGCGGAATCCGCGACACCGGAAACGACTGAGGACTACACGGACGAGGAAATTATCCAAAAATACAACGCGATTAAACCTATGGCGGGTATCGGCATGGTCGATCACATGCTTAGGGAACTTAAAAAACACATTGATTCACGGGGATTTGAGTTATGAAATTAACCTTTTGTAAACTTGGCTAAACCTGATACTTTAGTGATATGATCCCAACTCACATGAAAATCTCGGAATACATTATGCGACCAGACCTTAAAGTCCCGGTCGGTGTCATGGATAAGATTCAACAATGCCATGCGAATCCGATGAGTTATGTGCGGCAGAAATTGGGGGTTCCTATCATTGTAAGCAAGTCAAGCGGGTATCGGCCTCTTGAACATGAAATTGATAATGGAAGAGACGGTACAAGTGAACATGTATTCCGTTTGCAAGACCGCCCCGGATCGGAAAAAGGATTAGGTGCAGCAGACTATACGACCTTGAACGATGGTTTCTATGACATGGTTCGACTTATTTCAAAATTAACCAATTACAGCAGGATTGCATTTTACACTGACACCGACACACAATTCGTTCACTGCGACTACCGATATTTCGGGTCAAAAAAGCAATTCTTCTTAGTAAGGAGGAACGCATGGAAGCAGACGGAATTGACATCGGTGTTAGAGGCAATAAAAGAGATTATCATCTAAACGAGAAGGTTATGTATCAATTTCTAATAAGCAAGATCGCACAAGCATCCCTTACTATTGTTGCGTTCGTGACTTACATTTACGCAGAGATTCAAGAAACAATACCGGGAACCGTTGGCGCTCTTGAAGAGGCTGCCAAGTACGGTTTTGCCGTTCTTGTCCTGTTCATTGTCCTCACCTTACTGTACCAAGACTGGAATAAAGAACGCGACTATTCACGTACCGAGATCAAGAAACTCAATACGCTTATTGGCGAAATGGTTAAGTTAAACCGTGAGGCACTAACCCGTTCTACACGTGCTATTGAGCAACAAAATTATATGAACGAACGAATGATAAACTTTATGCTCAGGCATAAAAAAGATCAAAACTCAAAGAATTAATGTGCGAGAGCAAATTGAATATCGCATAGCATCGTGGCAGGATGATTTCATAAGCGACTACAATAAACGGGTTGCGATTATAGCGGCAAAAGGATCTGGAAAAACATGGTCGGGAGCAAGATTCGTAGCTAATCAGGCCGCTCTACAGCCGAATGAACAGCATTTAATCATGCTAAATACGCTTGGACAGGCTCGTGACGTTTTTTATCAGGACATTGAGCCACTGCTACAGGAACTAAATTGGCCGTACCATTTCTCACCTCAGTACGGCGTTCTCAAAATATTCGATACTACCTTTCACGTTCGTAGCGCTGAGAAAGATTCTATTAAGCGCATTGAGTCGATTGTCTACGCCTCTGGTTGGGCTGATGAGGTGTCATTCTACGACTACGAATCATTCAAGGTATTCTTTTCTCGTATTCGTGTAGGAAAGCGCCTTGTTCGGGTAAGTTCCATGCCGGATGACCCCGAACACTGGATATACACTATGCTTGATAAAGCGAAATTTATCATGCACGAAAAGTCGCTTTATGACAATCCCGATAAAGAGTTTGTTAAGAACTACGAAGAGATTTTGAAAGCGATTTATGAAGGCCCACAGCTCAAGCGGTATCTCAGTGGCGAGAGGGTGTCCCTTGCGGGGCTTGGCCTGTTCAACGTGCATCCGAGTATGAAGGGTGAAGAAACTGTTGACCCCGACATGGATATTTACTTGCATTGGGATTTCAACGTTTCTTATCGGGCGGTGTCAGCCTGGCAACAAAGGGGCCGGGATGAAAAGGGTCGCCCTATGGTTGCCTGCGTTCGATCATGGCAGATGAAAGAGAAGATTGTTCACGAAGATGCGATTGCGCTTGCGAAAGTATTCGAGAATCACAATGGTATTATCTATCTTGGGGGTGATGCGTCTGAAAACAAGCGTAGCTCTCAGACAACGGAAAGTATATGGCAAAGCGTTCGCAGAGGATTCAAAGAGCATTTTCAGGAAAAGGTAGAAAATGATTCAGCATACACCCCTCCAAGCGTCAGAAACATCGTTCCGAGCAAGAACCCGTCCGTCAAAGACACGATTCAATGCGCTAATTGGGCGTTCATACAAGGATTAGTCTCTTTTGATGCGGGTGAAAAAAATGTATATTCTTCATTACAGGCAGTCAAAGCAGATAAATATGGCGAAATTGATAAATCAGGTGATGATTCTCCCGGCGGCGCAAAAACACATGAATCTGACACGGCAAGGTACGCGCTTTGGCACTTCTACAAGAAGCTGTACCCTGGTGGGACTGGAAAACTTTGGGCGGTAGGATGAGCAACCTGAAAGATATTCGTACCAAAACATCAAAAGCCCGTCAAGACGCAATTCAGCAAAAGTATCTACCCGACCGATCATGGTCAGCCTTTGTGTGGAAAAACTGGAAAGGGTATAGCCGTTGGGATAAGCAGCAGGTTATCGAACAGGGATACAACCGTAACGCCGCGTTCTACGCCGCCGCAAACATAATCGCTCAGACGGTTTCAGAAGCGCCAATTATTATTGAGTACGAGAAAAACGGAGAAAAGCATACTACGCACAATCACCCGATTATTGACGCAATGGAGCGCAATGATAGCAGGGAAGAACTGATTGAGGCGATCACGCTTTACTTTGTTGTTACAGGCGAAGCGTATGCCCGAATTGTCATGTCTAACGCAGGACGAAGGAAGCGAATATTAGGATTTATACCTCTTCCGTCTCAATATACAACACCTGTTCAGGGCGATGAGTTTTCTCCAATATCGCACTTTGAGGTTCAGAACAGAACCAAAGAGACGTTCATGCCGGAGGAAATGATTTACATCAAAAAACCCGACCTTAAAAAGCCGTTGCAGGGCATGAGTCCGGGCGTTCCGCTTGCAGAATTGATTGACCTGAACAACGCAGGAATTACATGGAACAAGAATGTTGCTTTGTCTGGCGGTACGCCGCCAATCATTGCGTCCGCACCCGCCGGAACGACTCAGGAAGAAGCGAAAGAAATTCAGGACGCGTTTCAAAATCAATCCGGCGCTGATAATGCACACCGACTAAAAGTGCTTTCAGGGGAATTGAACCTGCATGATCTTAACGTTGACCCGCATGACGCTGAGTGGGGGAACGCCGTTCTGATGTCCATGCGAATGATTCTTATGACGCTTAACGTATCGTCCTCACTTATGAACGATGCGGCGAATAAGACCTACAACAATGTTAAGGATTCTCGAAAAGCGCTGTATATTGATGCGGCTTTGCCTATTGCAGACCGTATATACAAGAAAATAAGCCTGTCGTGTCGCCGTCACTACGATGATAATCCGGTGATACGGGTGGACAGGGAAGCAATAGAAGTATTGCAAGAGGACATGAAATCACGATCAGAATGGGTAGGAAATACCGTTGATCGTGGTCTTATGACCCGAAACGAAGGGCGAGAGAAGTTGAGGCTACCGAGGTCAAACGACCCTATGGCAGATCAGCTTGTTATATCAAATTCACCAAGTCAACGTGAAAAACGACCTGGGGAGGTCGAAACAGACAACGAACCCGTTAATAACACCGAGGAATAGCCATGACAGAATTAGAAAGCATACGATCTACCATTGAAGAGCTTGAGCAACTTGCCGAGCAAATGGAAAGCACCGAGATTGATTTTCAGTCCGGTCAAGTCGTGAACTACGAAAGCGAGGAAGGATCAGGCGTTGCCGTTATTGAATCGGTTCGTGAGAATGATCTTACCGCAAGGGTCATGGCAGTTGCCGGAGATAACTACGAGCCGACCGATGATGTGTTGACGCTCGGATTCGATCAGGTGTCACCGCATGACGAGGCTAATGCCGAAGAGCCAGAGGATGAGGAAGAACCCAAAGAGGAAGAAGAAAATGAGGACGAGGACGATCAGGAAGAAGAAGTAGCAAAAGGTATGTTCGTGTCATGGAATAGCAAGCATGGTCCTGTTATCGGGAAAGTGGTTGACGTTCTTACCGGCGAGCCGGCAATCATTCCTGAAACGGGTGACGAAATTAAATCTGACAAACCTCTTGCGCTCATTGAAGTGTATAAGAAAGCCGATGAGTCCTACGAGGACACGGGCGTTCATGTCGCTCACAATGTATCTGATGTTGAGGTCATTGACTCGGTTGAAGTGAAGCAACGCCGACTCATGGTAAAGGTCAAGAATTACGAACTTGAATCCGATGAAGAGAAAGTCGGCATGTTTAAGGGTCTTGGCAGCGCCTACGGAAAAGTTGATCTCGGTGGTGATACGGTTGCAAAAGGTGCCTATACACAAACGATCATGCACAATAACAGCAAGGTTCAACTCATGTTTAATCACGGGTGGGAAGTATCGGACGTTGCTGGAATCGCCTACCTTGAGGATTCGGAAGAGGGGTTGATGGTTGAAGGTAAAATGCCACTCAGCGTACCGTCCATAAAGGATGGGTATGAGATTATGAAATTTATGCTCAAGGAAAGCAATCCGCTTGGACTGAGTATCGGCTATCAGGTCATTAAAGCCGCGCCGGGGCCGAACGGAACGCGCATTCTTAAAGAGATTGCCCTTGAGGAAATGTCAATCACTCCCTGGCCGATGGACACCCATGCAAGAATCAGGGATGCGAAAGACAGGAAAATTGGCTATCATGCTAAAAGACGAGGGTGGCAAACGCTGTCTGACTCTAAAACTACTGATGCGCCCACCGGCAATCAGTCCCACGAAAGCGAGTATAAATCATTTTGTGGCGCACTCATAGAAATAAAAAATAATATTGAGGAACAATATGATTGACAAATATTTTACATTCGCGGCTATGTGCTTCGATGCTCCTACAGACGGGGCGGGTGGCGCAAGCGGTGACGGTGGAGGCGCAGCAGTAACAGCTCCATCCGATGCTAAGAGCGAATTTCGACAAATGGTTGCCGGTCTTAAAGACTTGGTGGCTACAAAGCACGAAAAGACTGAGAATGAATTTCAGAATCAGTTCGCGAAAATCAGCGACCGCCTTGACGACCTTGAGTTTGATTTTGAAACTAAGCGCAAGAACAGCATGGCGAACGCCAATGAGTCCAAAGGCTTTCAGCACAAGGACACGTTCAAAAGCGCATTTTGGGAATTTGTAAAGGGCAATCGTAAAGGATTGACTCTTGAGCAAGTGAACGGCGGTAAAGAAGTTAAAGGCTATCACCCGTCCATTCAGGGCGAGACGAAAAGCGATAACCTTGTCCGCTTCGATTTTGAAAGCTCCGGCGCTCTTCTGCTTCCGGCTGAACTGTCTGATCAGATTATCTACAACGCGATTGAGTCTACACCGATCACACGCCTTGTACTGACCACGACCACAAGCCGTTCTCAGAAAAAGCGTAATCTCCGAGTTAGCACTCCCGGCCTGTCATGGGTTGAAGAGGAAGGCGCTGTAAGTAAAGGGAAAGTTAAGTACCGTCAGGTTACACTTACCCCTAAAAAAGCGGCTGCCCGATATGGCGTGTCGATGGAGAACGAGCAGGATTCCGGTTATGATCTGTTTGGCGAAGTCCAGAGGGCATATCAGGAAGATTTCAACGTAGCCATTGGTTCTGCTTGCCTGTCCGGTAACGGAAACGGCAAACCCAAAGGTATGATTGGCGAACTGCAAGGTTTTGATTCAGGTGCATTGACGTTGACGCCCGATATGCTTATCAAGATGCAGGAAACTCTTCTTGACGAGTACCAGGCAAACGGACAATGGTTATTCACCCGTCAGACACGAGCGTTCATTCGTTCACTTTTCCTGACGAGCAGTAACGCTGCTCTGCAATACTTGTGGGAGCCTGACTTCACCCGAAGGACGCCTACTGTACTTCTTGGTGCGCCTGTAAACATTGCCCGTGAAGGCGATATGGCAGGTGATGTTGAAGGAACGTTTACCGCAGGTCAAGTGCCTGTACTGTTTGGAGATTTCCAAACGGCCTACGAATTTACAACTCACACAGATATGTTCATGCTTGATGATCCATATACTGAAAGTGAGCGATGGATTCGAAACATGAATATTATGAGCCGAGTGGACGGTCAGCCGATGAAAACGGAAGCCGCCGCCGAACTCAGAATCACAAACTCATAACGGAGGACACACATGAGTTCATTTGATATTGGACAACAATTAAAGTCAGCCGTCCTTTTGCCTCCGCAGGTATGGGATGGTGATGCAGCGCTTGTTACCTCCGATGCTCTTGCCGTAGACACGGCTGGCGCAGAGGGTGTGGCGGTGCAAGTCATTACCGGGGCTGTTGCCGGCGCAACTGAAATCGAGATTGCTTTCTATGAAGGCGATACCAACGATTTCACTGCCGACTCAAGCTCTGAAATTGACGCAAGGTATGTCACTGACAAACCTACTATGGATGACACGGCTAACGCCTCATACATTCACGCAATTAAGACAAACAAGCGGTACTTGAAAATTCAGATCACTCGATCTGGAACAAACGCCGCTACACTCAGCGCGAATGCGATTCTTGGACATCTTTCCAACGCCCCCGCGTAACCCCTAAACCGGATAGGATCTCTCACCTATCCGGTTTTTTAAATTAAAATTCCATGCAAGAACATCCCGATTTTTCATTTGTATGGGTAAGCAATAATACAATGGATATGCCAGTCATAATCACACTAAAAGAACAAACGAATTTATCTCTTGACGGCGTGAACTCGAAGCAGTACAAGAAAGGTGAGGAATTGACCTCACAGAGTACACTCCAACGCCGACTTTTTGAGCATCTTGTCGAAACAGGTAAGGCAGAATTATCAATTGATGCCAAAGAGACGAAATCTGAGGGTAAGAAAGTGAAAAAGCCCAAAGAAACGAAGTCCAAAAAGAAATCAAGTAGCAAAAAAGACTCCTAAGAGGTCTGATTGAATAAAAACTACTATACACATCACCCGCTAAGCCCGTCACGGGAAAACAGAGGCATACCCAACCAGACAGAGGTTGTGGAGCTTATTGAAGGCGCTACGCCTATTCTCAGTCGTGATGATGTTAAGGAATTTATTCCTGTTCGCCACGATCAGTACAATGTAACGATTGACAGGCTGATTCGATCTGTAACCGAGCAGGTGGAGTCTTATATCCGGCATGATGTGGTTCAAAAGACTATACGCTCATACTGGCGGCTCACGCCGAGAAAAGCAATCCTTACACGAGGGCCTCACTCAGCCGTTACAAGCGTGACGATTGATGGTGATGTACTCACCGGTGGCGAGGACTACACAGTGTCCGGCATGAAGTATAAAACAGTCGAGGGGTTTAAAACGACAGGCGAAACGCTGATTGAATACACCTCTGGCTATGCGCCGGATAAAATACCGCCTCAGATACCGGATGCTATTTTGCAGGAGATTTCCTTGCAGTTTAAAAACAGGCAAGACCCTGACACACCCGCCATGACGTCTGTGCATTTACTCTCACTTGAGGCAAGGCACTTGCTATCGTCACTCATACGGAGGGCCTTTTGAGTCTACCAACGATTGAAGAGCAGCTTGGAAAAAGCCTGAAAGAGAAAACAATGGACATCAACAAGAAAGTTGGTAAAGATGTAGCAAAGCTATTTGAGGATGAGATGAAGTTAAACACTCAGCAGGGGCGTGGATTTGGTCAGGATCAGTACGATTCAACCTACTCACCCTCTCACAGAAAGGAACGTCAGCGCCGGGGGTTGCAGACAGACAGAGTTGATTTACGTATGAAGCATCGTAGAATAGAGAGGACAGTTGTTGAGACAACTGCGGGATCAAACGGCTCAACCACGATTAAGCACGCCGAGCATGGAGATATATTTAAGCTTCATCATACCGGACGCGCGAAGGGTGGCAAGGTCAGAAGCATTTGGCCCAAGTCGCCAGAATCCATACCCGAAAAGATTAAGTTACGAGTTAAAGAATTGGTTGGGGAGGCAATGAGTGGGAAAAAGTAGACAGGTTATAGAAACACTTTTAAAAGACATGGAGAAGTATATTTCAGAATACGAAGTGGTCTATGAAGCATACAAAGAGCTTCCAGAAGATTTAGAACCGAGGCAGGACATTCAGAAGATTCGTATTGCGTTGTATAATGATTCAGAAACAGAAGTGACCAAAGTCGGCGCTGAAAAACCCGCCGACAGCCGTCAGCAGTACGGTATTGATATTAGCGTGGTTCGTGGCTACAGGGGCGAGGGTGCGTATAACCACGAGCTTGTCGCCCTTGACGTGAAAGACGATATTATTGAATGGATTAAAAACCTTGACGCATTTGAGTCAAGCAATGGGTCTATCTCAAGTTTCGGCTACGACTCAGCGACAGGATTCTTGCGCCGGAAACGGTTTGTGACCATGACGCTCAACTGTTCGGGTCAAAAAGATTTGATTGTAACACAACCATAAATATTATTGTATAAGTCGCCAACAATTATGATATTGAACTATATATTTATAACCTTCACCTAAGATACAGTTATGGCAATTTCAGCCCCTTTAATTTTTGACGAGATTGAGATCACAGACGCTGGTGGTGGTACCGCCGAGCAATACGCAAATCACCTGGTAGATTCTGCCGAAGTGACCCCGGAGCCGACAAGCTCAAAGGTTGGCGATGGGCAGACGCTTACCGACTTTTACGATGTTGAATATGCCGTGAATCTGTATGAGCTTGGCATTCTTGATGATGCTCGTGTTTACACAAACTCGTCAGAAGAGCCGGTCAGGGCAGACATTATTTTCAAGAAAGCGACCGGCGCTGTTCAGCTTGTTCTGTCAAACGTTATCATTAACGGCACGAGGACGTATGACGGTAATCGGGTGCAAGCCCGTGTATTCGGCTCCAAGCGATCCGTTCAAATAAGCGATACAATTACAGAATCGTAATCAACTAAAGTATGGCACTTACGCTTAAAAATGTTGTAATCAAAGACCCCGACAGTGCCGACATGGTTATACTGTCAAACATCATGGACGGTGTTGATGGGGCCGCCTCAATGGGCTGGACGCTTGAAGGTGAAGAAGTCCGTATTGAGGACAATCAAACGTATGAGCATTCCCACATGGGAGAGCTTGACATCAAAGTATTGCGGCTTAACGACACCGATCTTGCCACTTTAAGGGGCTTGGTCGGAAAGCGAGTTGAGATTATGGGCTGGACGATTGACGGGTTTTTCCTGATGCGGGATAATCCGATTTTGAACAGGCACGAAGATTATAACAGTGCCATTCTTAACGACCGTATTTACGTCAGCACGAAAGCGCCAAAAGGATATTCCACGACATAACTTATTGACATGGCTATAAAATCACAGGCTTTTTATCTCGGCAAAAATGCTCTCGGCCTCTATGACTACAGAGAGGGAGATTCAAACTTATTGGGAGGATTCGACCTTGACCCCGGTTTTTCAGGTTCAATAAATGACGTGTCGGGGTCTGTTTCAGGCGCAGTTCAAACCGTCATCACAGACAATAGGCTCGTTGGTGTTATGTCAAAGCCGATACTGTTTCCTTTTCCTATCATAAATTTCGATGGCCATACGGTTATTGCGTCTGCCGATTTTAGCGCCGCCACGGTTCGTTTTGTAGTTGGCGTTCGGTTTCTTGATGCAAATAAAGAACAGATTAGTAGATCAACATCAGACTATATAGCATCGGGCCGCCGACACCATGAAGCTTTTATTTCCATAGGAACGGTTTATATTCAGTGGTTTACAGCAAGGGAAGATGATACCGCCGCCGATGGTGGACAGTGGTCATTCACGCGACCTGCACTTAGGATTAATGGAACTACATTTACACCATAATGGATTTACGCGAACAGATTCAAGTCAACGGCGTTCGGGTTCGGCTTAAACCGTACACTGAGCTTCGTTACAAACAAATGCAGAAGATTGAAGATGATATTGACGCATTTGTTCAGCAAAATAATGACAAGTCGTTCAAGGATATTCCCGTGAAAGACAAAGCTCAGTTCTGGATGCGAAAAGCAAGAATCCTATGGGAGCCGGAACCACGTTTTGATCAAAACGGTGAGCCGGTTGAGCTAACCGAGGCGCATTGGGATAAGAAAGAGCAGTTTTTCACACCCTCTTTTTTTGAGGACGATGCGTTTGAATATCCTATCCTTGCCAAGAGTCAGACTTTTTTTTTGACGCAAGAAGTGTATCTATAGAGAAGGCAGAGCATTATTTCGCTCAGTCTATATCCTTTATGGACGATGCTTCTTCTTCGTCAAACCCGCCTCAGACAAAACAGCAATGGATTGAAAATACGGGGACTTATCACTATTATGCCCTTATACTTGCAAACTTCAATCCCAATAGTGCATTAGATATACTCGATAACCCGGCTGATGTAATTGCACAAGCCTACGTTTCGATGAAATGCTACGATTGGTCACCAAAAAAGGACACGCATGGCCGGTAGTGATGAGCTAATTTATAGAATCAAGTTTGAGACGGACGAGTCAAGCAAAGAGAGTGTCAAGCAATCCTTAAAAGACCTTCGGGAAGAACAGGAAAAAGCCGCTTCGTCAAAGCTCAATGAATCCCTGAAAGAAACTATTGAAGTACAGGGGCAGTTCACGGAAGAAAATCTAAAGACGATTGAACGACTTGTTGAGCTTCGTAAACAGATTGATTCCTACCGGGAGTCACTTTCTGAAATTAGAAAGGCGAAGCGTGACGATATTGATCTTACCGATGCACAAAGAGAAAAGGAAGTAGAAATTCGTGCTTCACTCAAGGAAGCTTCTCAGGCGTACCGAGACAACCAGAAAGAGCTTATAGCGAACACTACCTCGGTTGACGGTGCTACTGTATCTTACAATCAATTAGCGTCCGAAACAAAGCTGCTTGAACAGCAGTTGCGGAAATTGCCGATTGATGAAGAGAGTGAAGAGTTCAAGGGCCTCCAAAAGCAGATAGGTCAAAACCGCGAAGAAATGAAGAAGTTCAACGCGGACATTGGCGATCACTCCATGAATGTAGGTAACTACTCTGAGGCTATGAGTACCGCCGCATCTGCCCTCGCCTCATTTGAGGGGCCGCTTGGTCCAATAGCAGGGCGATTGAACTCTATCAATACAACGATGAAGCGCGCAATACCGATTATAAAAGCAAAGACGGCGGCTTGGAGCGCTCTTAGAATAGCTATAATGTCAACGGGTATTGGCTTACTTATAGTCGGTTTGGGAACGCTAATTGCCGCACTCCGAACAATTCAACCTGTCGTTGATGAGGTAACCAAGCGATTCCAGCAACTTGGCGCTATTTGGGGGTATGCCAGAGATCGCATTGGATGGTTATTAGGAATGAATGAGATGTCTAATTTCAGCCTGATGGAGTCTATTCGTATAACCGGAGAGCTTGCCGATGCGGAACGCGCGCTTGAGGATGCAAGAATAAATTCTACCGAGCGACTTGCAGAGCTTCAATCAGACATTGCAATGCTACGGCGTGATGCAGAGGATGAATCCTTGTCTCACCGGGAAAGAATGCGCCGAATGGACGATGCTATTGCCAAGACCGAGGAAGAGTTTCGCATTAAAAGGGAATTTGCCGAGGAGGAGGTTCGTATCGCCGAGCGCCGAGCCTCTATTGCGCGTAATGAACGGTCAGACAATAAAGAAGTTGCCGAGACGCGAGCCGCACTTGTGAAGCTACAGGGTGAGCAGGCTATGTCGGAAAGGCAGTTGCTTCGCCGCCGTCAATCCATTATTAACAGCCTTGAGACGGAAGAAAACCGCCGTAGAAAAAATATCCAATCTATTCGTGATGAGGCGCAAGCCCTTGAGGATGCGTTCAGAGAAAGGGTTCTGCAATATACTAATGACCCGACCGAGACCCTTGCAGAGCAACGTCACCGCCGAATGGTAGCTTTGTATGAGGGATTGGGGGAGAATCGCCTTGCGATTGAATTAAAGGCGAATCGAGATGTTGATAAGGCAAGACAAGAGTCCGAGCAAAAGATTAAGGAAGCCTACGAAAATAGAGAGGAGAGGGAGACGGCTTTAATGAAGAAATTGATCGTTGATGGTGTTGAATCTGAAAAAGCAAGGGGAGATGCAATTATTGAAATCAGAAAACGTATCGAAGAAGAGATTGAGGCTATTGAAGAAGGAAAGCGGTTAATGATTAAAGCCATACGTGAACAAGAATCGGCTGATACAAACGCTATACTTGATGAAGAGATCAAGAATCGCAATAATGTCCGCGCTCAGATTCAACAACTTGAAAAAGAGTCGGCTATTCGCAACATGGCATTGCAGTCTCAGATTCGAGGCGAAGCGAACCGCCAGCTACTTGTTCTTGAAGAGCAAAAAGAAATGAGGCGTTTAGAACTTCTTCGTGAGTATCGTGAACTTGAATTTACAGAAGAGCAGGCGCAACAAAACTCCCGCAGACAGGCAGAGCTTGAATTTGAAGAGAATATCCAGAAAACGAAAACGGCTATCCGTCAGGCCGAGTTGCAGAACCGACTTGACATGGAGCAAGCCTACGCTGATTTAACGTTTGGAGTGTTGTCAACATTATTTCAGGATGCAAAAGGCGTTCAGGTAGCCACAGCGATTGCAGATACCTATGTAGCGGCCAACAAAGCTCTTGCATCGGCTCCACCACCGTTGTCAACTATTCGGGCGGCGGCGGCGGTTGCTATGGGACTGGCAAATGTTCGTAAAATTATGAAAGCTGAACCTGGCGATAAGCCGAGTGGAAGCGGCGGCGGCTCTCAACAAGCAGCGCTATCATCACAACGAGGATTTGAAGTTCTTGGAGCCGATCAGGACGAAGGCGCGGTTGCCCGTCAGGTCGCGGAAATGGGGTCGTCCTCTGATGGTCGCGGAGATCCTACATTCATATTTAAAGGCGATCTTGATTCTGAGATCATGGCAATCAAAGTCCGGCAAGGAAACCGCACCATTAATACAAAATCTGTGATAACCAATTCTCGTTCATAATGGCAAAAACATCAAAACAGGTCAAACAGATTGCGATTCAGTTAGGCACGTATGAGAGCGGTTCGTTTACCGCTACAGTCGACTATGACCCGGCTATTTTGTACGATGTATGGAATTTTGACGGTAGGTGGCGTACGGACTGGCTTGGCGGTAATGCAAATACACGTAGTTTAACAGGCTTTGATCGCGTGGGTGTGGGCGGGTATCGCCTTGATTTACGGGTTACATTCCGTCACATGACTCCTTCACAGGCGACAAAAATGAGAAATTTACTCAATGACCTGTTTGAAGTGCCTGCATTCCCGAGGATTATAAAGATTTCGGCTGACGACACTATTGCAAACGGCGTATTATGCAATATCAGGTCAGCAGCCTTTGGTATTCGCCGTGAAATGACTATTGGCAGGCAAGCGGTCAACATGCAGTTCTCAGGGCTTCTCAGGGTTGATACGATACCCGATTCATATGAAATTGCGAGTGGATAATGATTAATGGTTCATTCAGGTCAAAGACAGGTGTTATAAGCGTTGCTATTGACGATGGAGGAACGGCCACAAACGTTGAGGTGTCCGATGTGGGGGGCTTACGGTACGAGTTCGACCTCATACCCGACTCCCCGGAAGTTGACTCGGTACAAGCCCTTTATTCAAAGCTTGATATTGAGATTTTCCAACATGACAGGGGTAACAACGATCTATACGACCGATTATTAACAAACCTGATAGCTCAGGGCGGCGCGAGCGTGATAATAACCGTTGGCGGCGACCCGTTCCGGTTTTTTGTTCAGGTGAACGACATTAAACTTGATGAGATAGAGCGAACCATAAAATTATCCTGTCGGCCAAGAGTTGATAGCTCTGCAAAGTCGATTGATGTCTTTGATGATATTGAAACAGCCGATAATACCCTTTTAGAGCCGTTCTTGCATAATGATGAGTTCCCAACGGAGACGCTTGACTGTGTAGGACCCGAGGACTGGATAAAGTACGCACTTAAACAGGTGTTTTTGAACGATGATGATGTCATTTTTGAATCCTGCCCGACCGGGTTAAACCTGAATTATCACCAAAAGAACTATAATTCCTACTCTGGGGGTATTCCTGACAATATGGTCACAACCGTCATGGTTCGATTAGACCCGCAAATATTCACTGACACTGAAAATGCGGTCGATGGCGAGCAGGTGATTCGATACGAGGGAGGCAAATCGTTTACAGGAGGAGGATTTTCAGACCTTTCACCAGGCGATTTGCTGTATGTAAGCCTTGAAGGTGGTCGATTAGGTACATTCAGCGAACTTTTTACCGTTGATGCGATCATCTCAGACAATGAATTGACCGTTGTAGAGAACGTGACCACATTAGCCCAACGCTCATACAGCTACAAGTACGCAATTGAGTATTCGACCGAGACCATACTGACGATTGACTCTCTAAAAGAGCTTGCCGCAATGGAGGGGTCTATTTTCGGATATGCGTTCGGCAAGAACTTTTTTATCAACCGATTACAGCGTAATCAGGTGGTTAGTATCAGTTGGGACGATGTAGTGGATAGTGATATTGACCCGTATTACAACCCGGTTGGCGGCGGCTTCATTGTGCAGCTTGCTCGGACGTATAAAGACTTAGGGAACAGCGAAAAGAACTTTGGAGCCGAAAACCTCGGTATCTGGCCTGTTATAAGCGGTAATTACGAGCTTCCATTGATTACAGACGCAAAAGTTCAGGCTCCTAACGTTCCAAATACCAGTCAAAGAGTTAATTTACGACTTGCGCCGGGCTATCCATTCTTCAATAAGGTGATTGGTCAGCACCTTGAAAGCTCAGAAAGATTTTTGGGTAAATATTACATTCCCGCAATCCCTATTTACATTCAGGACGCACCTCAGCCGGGGTCGGAACCGCAAGTTTTACCTCCTGAACAATGGTATGAGGATTACAAACCGATGCTTGCGCTATGCAGGTCGGGGTTAAACAGCTATATACGGTCTATATCGTCTAACGGAAACAACATATTCATTGATTTTACCTGTTTTTACGCTAAAAGCATCAAGCCGTGGAATTTGATTGAGTTCGTGGACGGGCCAAATACTGATTGCCCGGCTCGGTATAAGGGCAAGCTGTTTCGACCAACGGCTCTCGAATATGACTTCAAGAACGATACGGTCAACGCAAAAGCCTACGAGATTCTTGAAAATGATATTGCAAGTTTCAGCCAAGAGTTTGCAGAGGACATTGGCGCTATTTATGGCGAGTCCGGAACTGATGGCAGCGTCACGGTAGAAGTTAATGTTGGCACGACACCCCCTGCAAGTTTTGACGCACCTTTTATTGACTCTGCCGCTTTTGAGGGTAGTCGATCCATCAGTGCGGAGTGGGATTATGGAGATTCACCAAGCTATTTTGATGCTCAGATACGCATAAACTTTAGTACATGGGAAAGCGTGCCTCCTGACTATAATTCCGATCAGAATTGGGGAACGTCCACAGATCCTAAAGAGGGTGCATGGCTTGCCAGTCAGTCCCTTGTATCCGGTGACGTTGCCCAGATCCGAATCAGAGCAGGCGCTCAGGGAGGTAATGAGGCAAGCGATTGGTCAAATGAGGTTTCTGTATCAATTTAATTATAACAACCGATAGAATTTGTGGAGTAACAAAAAAAAATCATTACATTCTACAGTATGGATAATGAAGCAATAGAATCAAGCGTTGAAATCACGATAACACGAGCCGAGGACACTGATAATGGCTGATGCACGGGCAACGGCGGTATTGATTTCAGATGTTTCTTCTGGCAGTGTTGTTTTTGAAGCTGTAAATGACACGGGAGCCGTTATTGGGACCGTGACAGAGACAGGTGGTTTTGATATTGTCTCAGGGACGGCGGCAAGGCTTGAATGGAATGGCCCTGACATTGAAATCACCATTACAAGCCCCGGCCTTGCCAAGTCGCTGAGAATTAAATATCCTACACCGTTATCCTATTCAGGGTTGCTTGTTAATATTCCACATACGGCAAAAGATCTTAATACAAACGATGTTGTGACCTACACAAGCATTAAATGGACGCAAATAACTCCATAAACTTCATAAACTGATCTCATGGGAAAATTATTGAAACGACTTGTTAAGCCTAAATCTGTAATTGGAAAAGTGGTGGGGGCTGCCGGATCACTTCTTGGTATTGGTGGTGGAGGAGCAGCGCTTGGAATGGATATCGAGTTCGCGTTTCTTGTTGGGCTTGCCGTTGCTGGGGGGTATGTGTTCGGATGGAGCCTTGAGCAAGTCAAAGGGTTCATTTCATTTTTAAACAAAGAGTCAGGAAAACGTAAAGACTAAGAATCATGGCTGATATATTTCTTACCGCTGCATCGTTAGGCGTTCGCATGTATAAAGGCGATTCGTTTAGCCAGAATTTTGAGGCAAATTGGGACTTGTCTCAGACGACAATTACGGCAGAATTACGCAAGGACGGTAAGAAAGTCGATGATTTTGTTATTACCGCCCCTGTTGAGTCTCAGGAAACGCCAGGAACCTACCTATTCACCGCTACGCTTGAGGACACTGATATATCAGGGTACTATAAGTGGTATTTTGTCTTTGAGGGTGATACTGTTCGTACGAATATAAATGGCGAGTTCATTATATCTGATCGAGACGACACGAAGCAGTCTAAAAAAACTACTGAGGTGGGGCAAACACTTACGAAGCTCAACCTGCAAGAGGCTACAGAGACTATTTCTATTGTGGCCGCTCAAGGTGAAGGGCCTAAAGGTGAGCCGGGGCAAGAAGGCAAAAGCGCATATCAAATTTGGCTTGATGAAGGCAATACAGGCACACAGGCGGAGTTCATTGAGTCGCTCCAGGGCGCTCCCGGTGAAGCAGGCGACACACCGTACATTCAGGATGGAACCTGGTGGATCAATGGAACAGACACCGGGATACAAGCAGTGGCCGCCGATGGCGTCACACCCGTCATTGGTCAGAATGGCAATTGGTTCTTAGGCGACACCGACACAGGTGTGCTCGCTGAAGGACAGCCGGGGCAAGAGGGCAAAAGCGCATACCAAGTATGGCTCGATGCCGGCAACACAGGAACAGAGCAAGATTTTCTTGATTCATTACAGGGAACTGACGGCGACCCCGCCCCAACTCCCGAATTTCAGAATGTAGAGCAAGGCCCAACCGTTGCCACTACCGCCCTCACTATTCAGAATGTGACCGACACAGGCTTTGATGTGCAGTTTCAGAAAGCAGTGCCCGGCAAGAATCTTTTGCAGTGGCGCCCCGATGAGCAAACAGCCTGGGCTACACTTGCCGAGTTTCCATCCGACCTAAGCGCAGATAATTATATCTATCAGCTGTACACCGGCAGTCTTTCAGCGGTATCAGATGTCGGGCAGATCGAAGCAGAGACCCTCGCTGACTTCGGCACGGACATCACCCAGCTGCAGGCAGAAGGTACCCCAGGTGAAACAATCAACTTCAATGTTCTGGTTGCTGATTCTGATGGCAACAAAGCAATCTATCAGTCCGGTACACAGCAGCTATTGGACCCTCAAGTTCTTGGCATTACTGTTACGCCCGATCCTATTGAGATCGACAAAGATGAAGTTCTCACATTAGGCGTCACAATAAATGTACAGGATGGTGCAGGTCAGGGATTCACATTATCAATTAATGATAATTCGATTGCCAGTATTTCAGGTGCAGACATTACCGGGCTTGTAGCAGGTTCAGGAATCGTAACAGTCACGAGTGATTATGATCCTTCATTCTCAGTTGATGTGAGTATCGTTGTCAGTTCTGATGCGCCTGCAGTTCCGACTTTTCTTCCCGCAGGATTTTCAAATACTATTGATAGTATCACAGTTGATTGGGCTAATGTTCCCGAAGCCGATACGTTTGAAGGTGTTCTTGAGGATTTGCAGGGGTCTCCTGTTCAAACATTTAGCGGCATTACTGCGACAAGCCGATTATTTCAAGGCCTCGATTCAGGTACAGCATTTAAAGTCAAAGTTAGAAGTAGTGGGCCGGGTGGAATTTCAGCTTACGCTGAGGAGAACGTCCAAACAGACGACTCCGTATTAATAGAAACAACAGACACAGGATATTTCACGCCATGACACAAGGAATAACAAATAACATCATAAACGTAGATGCTAAATTAAAAAGCACTCAGTTAGCTCAATCTATTGATAATGTTGATAGTGATTTTGAAATAGTAGCAGTGGGATTCATTAGACTATCTCCTGCTCAAGATGCAACAGGGGTAGGCGCTACTCCTACATTTGAATGGCAAGATCCTGAAAATTATGACTTGTACCGATTGATATACAGTGAGAATGAAAATTTCACAAATGCTGTAGAAGTATGGACCACTTCAAAAACATATACACCCACAGTTAATATAGTAGCAGGTACCTATTGGAAAGTTGAAGGTCATAATTTAATTGACAAAACCCCTATTGTTCCTCAATTAGGCAATGGTTCTGAGGCGGTTGATACCCAGTGGGCAAATGATTTTTAT